TGACTATTACAAAGTGCTTTAGAAACTGATGTATTTATAAAATATGAACCAATTATTAGTATACACACATATATAATAGTTACCATACTACCATCTTTAGCTTTGTCAATGTCATCAATTGACTTGGCACTTTGTATACTAAACAAAGTAAAAATTAAAAACCCCAGTGTTATGAAAAAAAAAAATATTAAAGGGCTTCCAGGTATAGGAGTGTTAGTGTTAGTATTAGCCATATTCTTATATTATAATATAATTTAAAATAAATTAAAACATAATTAAATTATAAGTATAACAATAAATTATAAAAAGTGATTATTATATTAGTATAATGAACTTTAATATACTTGATTATACTAATTTACAATATAATTCTACAAAACACAGCACGCATTCTATAAATAATGGAACTAATCCAAAATTAGTCGATGATGGTGTGAAGTTATTTTTTAAAGAAGTATTAAAAGGTTGTAATAAATATAAGCAAGCTAATTACAACACATTTTATAATGTGTTAATGTTTACTGCTTTCTGTTTGATTTTAGCTATATTATTATATAGTCGATATAAAGGACCAAGCAATTATAAATCTTATTATGAAAAAACACTTAAAGACAAAGAATATATAATGTCTAAATTGGTCTATTATAATCGTCAAAATCTTGACCAACAGCAAAAAATTAGAAACAATATGATAACAAATTTACCCGATTATAGTAATCACCCAGAAGCCAATTTATTACATAAAACGGTATACTTTTCTTAAAACATAGTATTTTATTTAATATAACAAAAATTAAATAAAATTAAATAAAATTAAATAAATAAAATAAATAAAATTAAATAATAGTAAATAAAATAAAAATTAATTGTATATACTAACTTTATAATATAATACTATGAGCACCGATTCCGATCCACTAAAACCATATTATGATGAAGTGGGTAAATATTATAAATTAAAAAACAAATATGAGGATATTAAGCAAAAAAAAATTACTGAATTAATTAGTAATAAAAGTATAGATAATAGCCAAAAAAAACAAACATTTGCTAAATATAAGCCAAAATGTATTAATTGTAAGGCAGACGGCGGGACAATTTTCACAGAAACGCCTGTATTATTACGCGCTACTTGTGGAAATCGCAATAATCCGTGTAATTTAGATTTGTCTATAAAGCGAAAACAATTTGCGCAAATTAATAGTCGAATTTTAAAGTCTTCTAATGAAGTAATAAATTATAAAAAACAGATTATAGCTACTAAGCTGGATTTTCTATTTAACTATATTGAAGAAGAAAAAGCAGTTGAATTATTTGAATCATTAAAACAGCAATTAAACAATAGTCAAGAAAGTTATAATAATTTAGTGAATTTATATAATTCAATAACAAACAATGAAGAATTAAAAACAATGATTTTTGAAAAAACTAGTGAATTTGAAACACATAAAAAACAATATAGTGAAGCTCTTGAATTATATAAATCTTCTGGGGAAGTTGTATATTTAATAAGCGCTATTGAAATACACAAGACTAAACTAGCTGTTATTGGAAAAGATTTAATGAACTTAAAATATAAGTCATGTTATGTTGAACAAAATGAAGAAGACAAATATATATTATATCAAAATAGTTATAGTCCAGAAGAATTAATAGTTGAAATAAATGATTAAATATAAAGTATTACATTATATTAAATGGTATTCTTTAACTTTTTAAATAGTATATCAAAATATATAAACATAAGTGTATTTTTAATAACATTTTTATTAGGATTACTATATATTTATTATATTGACTATAATAGAAGAGTAATAGTATATCCAAATCGACACAATATTGACAAAATAGAATATAAAGATGAGGCAGAAAATTGCTTTGGTTACAAAGTGCAAGAAGTTACTTGTCCAAGCGACAAAAGCAAAATTGAAATTGTGCCTTTAAATTGAAAATTGTGCCTTTAAATTGAAAATTGTGCCTTTTAAGTAAAATCAGTAGCATAGTCAAGTGTTTTGCTTTTTGAACCACATGGAATATTTTCTTCTACTAAGCTGTAACATTTTGTTTTAGTAGTGTCACTTGAGAAAATTTTATCACGCAATTCATTATGTTTTGGACCAATAAACTTATAACAATCTTTTGAATTACATACTTGCCTAAATATTGTAGAAAGTCCTAGACCTAATAATATTGATAATATAATTTTTCCCATACTTGTATGTAATATATTTTTAACAACATTATGTATCATATTATATACTATATAATATATAATATAATAATTTTTTATTTAGTATAATAAAATATTTTAATAAAATATATTTATGAAATTAATTTAAAAGCAAAATGATTTATTAAAATATTATACTATGACCGACCAACCTGATGTGGAAACATTTGCTTTCCAAGCCGAAATTAATCAGCTTATGTCCCTTATTATTAATACATTTTATTCAAATAAGGAGATTTTTTTACGTGAGTTAATTTCTAATTCATCTGACGCCATCGATAAAGTGCGACACTTATCATTAACAAACAAAGACGTATTAGCTTCTAATCCAGAACTATATATTAATATTATTCCAGATAAAGCAAATAAAACATTAACTATTGTGGATTCGGGTATTGGTATGACAAAAGCAGATATGATTACAAATTTAGGAACAATTGCGCAATCAGGAACAAAGGGCTTTATGGAGGCAATGAAACTAGGAACAGATGTCAATTTAATTGGACAATTTGGAGTCGGGTTTTATTCAACATATTTAACTAGCGACCGCGTTGTAGTTACTTCAAAACATAATGACGATGACCAATATGTATGGGAATCTAATGCGGGTGGTTCTTTTACCGTGAGAAAAGACGATGGTGAAGAACAATTAGGTCGAGGCACAAAAATTGTGTGTTATTTAAAAGAAGACCAGCTTGAATATTTAGAAGAACACCGCATTAAAGAACTAGTAAAAACACATTCTGAGTTTATTAATTATCCTATTAGTCTTAGTGTTGAAAAAACAATGTCTAAAGAAGTAGAAGTAGAAGAAGAAGAAGTAGAGGAAGAAGAAGAGAAAAAAGAAGACAAAGTAGAAGACAAAGAAGACAAAGAAGACAAAGAAGACGAACCTACTATTGAAGATGTAGACGAAGATGAAGACAAAGACAAAGACAAAGACAAAGACAAAAAAGAAAAAGTTACAAAAACGATTACAGAAGTTCATAAAGAGCTAGAACTATTAAATAAACAAAAACCAATTTGGTCTAAAAAACCAGAAGAAGTTAGTAAAGAAGAATATGTTGCCTTTTATAAAGGACTTACAAACGATTGGGAAGACTATTTGGCAGTAAAACATTTTTCAGTAGAAGGACAACTAGAGTTTAAGTGTCTATTATTCGTTCAAAAGCGCGCTCCATATGATATTTTTGAACCAAAAACAAAGAAACAAGGCTCTATTAAATTATATGTGCGTCGTGTATTTATTAGCGATAAATGCGAAGACTTAATTCCAGAGTGGCTAGGATTTGTTAAAGGCGTTGTTGATTCTGAAGACTTGCCCCTAAATATTTCGCGTGAAATGTTACAGCAAAACAAAATTCTAAAAGTAATTAAGAAAAACATTGTAAAGAAGTGTTTAGAATTATTTGGTGAAATTAAGCAAACACGCGAAGACTATGTAAAGTTTTATGAACAATATGGTAAAAATATTAAACTAGGTATTCACGAAGATACTTCGAATCGCGAAAAGCTTTCTGAATTATTAATGTTTCATAGTTCAAATTCTAAAACAGCTATGATTTCATTTAAAGACTATGTTGAGGCTATGCCTGAAACACAAAAAGCTATTTACTATATTACAGGTGAAACACAAAAAGCTGTTGAAAATTCACCTTTTATTGAAAAATGTAAAAAGCTTAATTATGATGTTTTATTTATGACCGAACCAATTGATGAATATTGTGTTCAACAATTAAGAGAATATGACGGAAAGCAATTAGTTTGCGTAACAAAAGAAGGTCTAAAATTTGATGAAACTACTGAAACTAATACAGAATGGACTAAATATATTGAGGACTTTAAGCCACTAACAAATAGTATTAAATCCATTTTAGGAGACAAAGTTGATAAAGTGGTTCTAAGTGAGCGTGTTGTTACTAGTCCGTGTGTATTAGTAACTGCCGAAACAGGATGGTCTGCCAATATGGAAAGGATTATGAAAGCACAAGCGCTACGCGATCCAAATATGAATTCTTATATGGTATCTAAAAAAACACTGGAACTTAACCCAACTCATCCTATTATTAAAGCCTTACAAACACAGGTTAAAAATCAAGTTAATACAAATAGTCTAAAAGATGTAGTAAGTCTATTATTTGAGTCTGCGCTAATTAATAGCGGCTTTAGTCTAGAAGAACCAACAACATTTGTAAATAGAATTAATCGTATTATTCAATTAGGTCTTTCTATTGAAGATGAAGAACAGGTAAGCAAGGCAGAAGAAGAAGAAGCAGAAGAAGCAGAAGAAGCAGAAGAAGCAAAAGAAGAAGCAGAAGAAGCAAAAGAAGACAAAGAAGAAGAATCTAATATGGAAGAAATTGACTAAAAGAACAAAATAACTAATGTCAATTGCGTTATTAATTCAATAAATATTTAGGTATATATATTAATTAATGTCTTCTAGTGGATTAACATATATAAATGAATTGCCTAATCCAAATCCAAATTCTAATATGCAAATAAATAGTGTTCAACAACAACTATTAATGCAACAACAACAACCGCAAAATATTATTTTAAATAAAAATGAAATAGTGTCAAACCAAAACAATCAAATGCCTGGTCCTGCTATTAATCAATTTATACCATCAGGAACATATAGCACACAAAACCCAATCCAACAAAATAGTAATCAAATACCAATGGAAAATAGTGTACTAAATCAACAACCAAACTATAATGAGCTTGTAAATCAGATACAAAAAGCAAGTTTAAACGGTTCCACTTCATTACCATCGCGAGATATACCAAATAATTCTATACAAATTTCAAATGACGAACAAATAAAGCCTAATTATATACCACCACCACCAGTTCAAGAAGACTATATAAAAAATAACGAAACACCAGACTACTTGATTGAAGAAAATAACAGAAAACTGCGCAATGCTAATTTTTATGATATGCTATATAGTGAAGCACAGCTTCCACTAATAATAGCGCTTGTATATTTTTTATTTCAACTTCCAGCTATTAAAAAATACAATAAAAATTTGTTACCATTTATGTTTAATATTGATGGCAATCCTAATTTATATGGTTATATTTTTAATAGTGTGTTGTTTGCGTCTATGATATATATTTTGCTAAAAGTTATGACTAAATTTGTTTAGACTTTAGACATTAAATATTGCTAAATAATATGAAATCAAATAAAAATAACTATTTAGTTAATTATTTTTATTTTTATTTTTATTTTTATTTTTATTTTTATTTTTATTTTTATTTATAGTACACTATTTTGAATAGTGTCTTCCTATTTTCATCCATAACAGTATGCTGATTGTGAAACCTACTAAAAATCCAGCAACACATTGATCTGGATGTTCTTTTAAAAAAGGTCTAGTTATAAATGGACCAACAAAGAATGTTAATAACGAGTAAAAAATCATAATGGCAATTGACATTGGCGAACTTAGATGAGACATTTTATATTTTAACACTATATTATTTTTTTGACTTTCTTGACTTTCTTAATTTTCTTGATTTTCTTGATTTTCTTGATTTTCTTGGTTTTCTTGATTTTCTTGATTTTCTTGATTTTCTATGTTTTTTTCTATATGTTTTAAAGTAAATTTTAGCCGCAGCCATATCAGGAGGATGTACTTGGTTTCCTTGTGGAGGCTGAGGCAGCAGTGGTTCAAGAATAGGAGGGTCAACGTCTGAACCAATTGATACTTGATTAAGAACATCTAATTCAGCAATAGCAATAGGTATTAAAGTATTAAGATTATTATATTCAATAAGTAATGTTTCTACAGTTTCAGTAGTAACAGGACGAGCTGAAATATTCTGTTTAACTGTAAATATATTTAATAGTGCATTATTAACTTTCACAGCCGGAGTAGAAAGAGGGTCTATACTATAATGATAAAAAGGCATCCAATGCTCAAAAATAAATTCTATTTCCTTCGTTATTATTACATTAACACGTGTTATAGTTTTTATTATATGTGGAACATCATTCCGCTCCTGCAAACCAGCAACAACTGATATATCATTTTTTAGTTTATCCAATCTGACTTTTAGAAATCCAAATAAGGCTCTTGCTGTAAGATTAACTGGAGACATACTATACTATATATATACTATATATTATAAATTATATATAGTATATAAATAGAAAATAAAAAATAGAAAATATAAAATAGAAAATATAAAATAGAAAATATAAAATAGAAAATATAAAATAGAAAAATTATAGTTCACTTATATTTTTTTACTTGTTTTACTTTTTCTTCCATATTTACAATATTGTTTTTGAGAGAATCCTTTTGGGTGCATACAATTTATAGACTTTTTATATTTTAAAGTCCACGCGCCTCCGCGTTTAGCTTTTGTTCCTTTTTTATGTCTTCTTTTTTTACCTTGTGCTCGATTTAACTCATCGCTTTGTCTATTCAATCCAACAAGTCTTGCTTCTAAATCGGCTATTTCTTGTATTAAATCAGTTCGTCGTGTATTTAAATCAATCAATGATTCTTCTGCTGCAAGCAGAGTGTGTAATACTCTATTGCTTTCGTCAACCAATGGTCTAACGCGTTCTTGACTATTAGCGTGAATCAAGCCACTAATACCAATATAGCGATTGTAACGTTCAAGTATACCGTCACTATCGCCTGGATACGCATTTCTATAATCATCATAGGCGTTTCGTGCACTACGATGTGTGTATCCAATATTACCTTGCGTTTGTTCTCGTGTAGCCAGTGTTCTTTCAATTGTTGCTCTTTGAGTAGCAGTCTGCAAACGTTGTCTAATAGTAACAATCTCAGCATTTGCATCAATTAGATTAATATTAATAGTTCTTAGTTCATCTTTTAATGTTAGTAATCGTGTTGTTAAGTCATTTCTTTCTCTAAATAATGATCGTTTTCTTCTCGTTAAAGCTTGAGTATTTCTTGCTAAAGCTCGCCTTCTTATTAGTGAAGCTATTTGTTGCATCGCCTCTGCTCCTCTGTCATTTTCATTATCGTTTATAATATCTGGCATCTAGTATATATATAATAGTATATATATTAGTTTTTTATAACTAAACACTTTTTAATTTTTTCCTTTTTTACGTCTAGAACGACGTTGTTTTTTACCATGTGCTTGATTTAACTCTCTATCTTGTCTACGCAAGTCATCTAGATTATTTTGTAATTCGTCTCTTTTCTCCATTAATCTTTCTCGATGACCATATAAAGTAGTATAGCTAATTTTTGTGTCATTTAATGTTCGCAGTGCGGACTCTGCTTCTTCTATTAATGGTCTAATATCTTGATGAATAGCAGCAATAGTAGTTCTATGAATATTACTTGAGTCATCATAACGACTTATTATACCTTCGCGGTCGTTTGGATTAGTCACTCTATATTCATCATAATGGCGACGCGACCTAGCATATGTGTTTCCGAGATTACCATTCATTCCTTCTTGAGTAAGTCGATTTACTTCTATAGTTAAGAAAGCTATTCGTTCTCTAATAGTACTAAGCCTGTTATTTACTAATGTTAATTCTTGACTAAGAGTACTTATTTTATTGTTTAATTTAGCTAATTTAGTTCCTAATTTTTCCATTTTTCTAAATAGTGTGCGCCTTCTATTAAATTGACCAGTTTGTTGTAGTTCACTTACTCTTCTTGCTATTGTTATTGATCTTTGTTCTCTTCTTGGTGGTGATTCTTCACTACTATCAGACATATATAATATTATAATATTATAATATATTATAATAATTTAATAAGTTAATAAATCCATTAGTGTTTTCACATTAATTTATGGTATTACTGATGTTACTGGTATTACTGGTATTACTCGTCTTATTTGTGGCATACGTAAAGATTGTACTCTTTTTATACTCTCTCGTAGTTGATCCTCCCTAGTCAATTGTTTGAATTCAGCGTCTAAATCTCTAATACGATATAGTAAAGCTGGTTTATCTTTTTCTGTAGCAGCACGTAGTAGTGATTTTGAATTTTCTAACTCTTTTTTTTTTGCGTATAATTTGCTGTGCGTATGGGCTCGCGAGGAATGCCTGTAAGTATTTGTGATACAACGCCACGTTCAACTAAGTTTCTATTTGTTGCTTTTATACTAGTCCTACTCAAAAGTTGTGCAAGTATAACAGCTACATCATTAACATTATGGTCAAGTATAGAAGTAGTTTTACTTCCTACTCCACCTTTTTGTGATTTATGTTTTTGTTTACTATGTTTTCTATGTTTTCTATGTTTTCTATGTTTTTTTTGTTTTTACCATATATATATTAAATATATATATTATATAATTTAATAAGTTAATAAGTTAATAAATCATTTTCTAGTGTTTTTGCCCTCTTTTTCTTTTTTTATATGTAGAACGATGCTGTTTTTTACCGCGTGCAATATTTTCATTTATACTTAATGATAAATATTCGCTATTCATTTCATCAAGTTCGTTTTGTAAATCGTGTTTTTGTCGCGTTAATGTTACCATGTCCTCATTTAAAGTTCTATAATTTTTTTGTGCTCTAATTAAGGTTCGTAACATTGACTGTTCTTCTAGTCTTAGTGGTTTAATAATTTCTTGAATAGCAGCATTAGTAGTACTATGAAGACGATTTGCCTCAGTATAACGACTTCTTATACCTTCAACATCGGTGGGATTGAGTCTACTATAATCATTATAGTGGCGTAACGACCTAGCATATGTATTCCCAAAATTACCATCCATTTCTTCTTGAGTGCGTCGCGCTATTTCTTGAATTAAATAGCGCACTCGTTCTCTAGCACTAGCAACCGTGTCATTTGCTAATGTTGCTCGCTCATTAAATCTACTTATGTCATTGTCTAATCTAGCTATTATATTTCTAAATTTTGTTATTTCTCTAAATAGTCTGCGTCTTCTATAGGCTAAACTTGGTTGGTGTGGTCGTGATGATACTCTTCTTTCACTCATATTATAAAATATAAAAATATAATATATAAAAATATAATATATTATATGCTTACATTATGCGAAATAATAGTTTATATAAATGATACAATATAATAAATGCTCCAATAAATCCTAATGCAACATAACTATCTTTAGTTAGCTTATTATGCAATCCAAAATATGCTAGTGCTATAAACCCAGGAATAAATAGTGTATAATGAGCTATATAAAGTAAATTTCTAAAATTAGTTAGTTCTAAATTGGGAATTGGAACAAATAACACTATTCCTAAACTCAACACTATTAATAAATAATAAATCCAAAAAGGTGTTTTACTTTGATAATAACTAATATATACTAATGATGCACCAATAATTAATATATGCATTATATTAACATATTTCATTGGCAAATATAATAAGCTCATTTTATATAATATAATAATCTATTATTTTATTATTTTTTTAGAGTCCCAATTTTAAGAGTCCCAATTTTAAGAGTCCCAATTTTAAGAGTCCCAATATAATATTTTGGTAAAATTGTTTTTTTTACATAGCTAGGATGGCCGCGTGCGTTAAAAAGTTGTGTTGCGTCTTTACCGACGGCTTGCATAATAATGTCTCCTCCTGGGTGTTTTGGAATCCAAGAACTAATATTATAAACCTTGTTTTCAATTAGCGTCCATGCATCCCCCTTTTTATTGTGCTTTTTGATTTCATCAAGTGTAAATGCTTTCTTTTTTATAATTCCACCAATTTTGTTAGTGTCTAACTTATTAGTTCCTAGTTTGCGTGTATGTTTTAAAGTCTTAGTCTTTGTCTTAGTCTTTGTCTTAGTCTTAGTCTTTGTCTTAGTATGTTCTAAAATAGGAGAGAGTTTAGCAATACAATTTTCAGAAGTCATTAATGCGCCTTCGCACCATGCCTGATATTTAGAATAATTCTCTCCAATAATATAAACATTTGGCAAAGGATTTATTAATTTATAACTTAAATAATCCGAATCAACATTTTTCTTCCAATTAGCAACACCAGCGTCCCAAAAATACAGTTTTATGTATTTACTAGGTGGAACACTTATGTTATATACGCTAAACACTAGATTTAATGTATTATTAAGCGTTTGCTTAACATAATCAAGCCCCTTTTTTGCCAATAAATTATTCCAAAATCTAGCATTAGCACAATCGCTATAGCTCGACATAATTAATCCATTATTAGAATTAATAGGAATTACAAATTGGACTTTACTATTTGTAATTGTTTTTTTAATATTTTTAAACAACGATTCTCCATTTTCAGTTTTATAAACTTCAAAAATGCGCACCAAATTAATTGGATTTATTGAGTCTAAATCTCTCAACAAAGGTTTAAAAATTGTTAAACTTTCTAAACTCTGTTTAGGTATAGCACATATTAAATGGCCACAATAGTATGTTTCCTTGTTTGAAGTTTTATAATTGGAAACACTTATAGTAAATAAATTAGCATTAGCATTATAAGTTACATTTTCAACGTGTGAGAGATTAACAATCTTTATATTGTTGCGCTTATAACCCTCCGTTTGTTTTATAGCCAGCAATAAATGGTCTATAATTTGTCCTAATCCCCCGTTTAATGTAAAAAAAGTAGATTCTTTATTATAGTCATATTTAAAATAGCCAAGTGCATCATAAGCATTTAATTCATTTAAATCTGAAGAATATTCAAAAACAGAAGCCACTTTTTGAGAGAATGAAGCACACATATATTTTGTAAGTAATTCATATAAGTAAAACTTTTGCAATGCTGACTTGCCTAATTTGGAAACTAGTGGACTAAGAAAAAATTTGTATAATTTAGCCATAATAGTGTCTTTGTATTGCGTTTTTTCGTGCGCTTTGTTATTTTCGGCTACTTCTATATACGTTTTAGTATTTGGTATGTCTATAATTTTTGGTTTTAGACCAAGTTCACTAATCAAAGTATTTATAAGTTTATGATGATGGCCCAAGCGGCCTGCTCCTAAATCCATTACATATTCTTCGCCATCTATGGTTTCTTTATAAGAATATATTCGCCCACCATAACGCTCTCCAGATTCTAATAATAATATTTTTAGTTGGTCATACTGTTTAGACAATTTATATAAAGTATAAAGACCTGCTATGCCTCCACCAATTATTACTAAATCGTAATTTTTGGTATCATACTTTCTTTTATTTTTTTGTGTATTAGTCATATAATTATATTATATTATTATTAACTTATAGCAACATAATAATATAATATTTGTAATTCTCTCATTTTCTAACCGGACAAATGCCTAATAGCATCCATATAACGGTCAACACTATCTCGTGCACGTGCTAATGCATGACTAGCATCTTCTTCAACTTGAAGTAATCTAATATAAGTTGGTGAGTTTATACCACGCAGTCTTCGACTCATATTAGCTCGTTCGTAGTTACTTGTGTCCTCTGTGGCATTATTATATGCTTGTGTTGCTAATCTACGTTCTTCTTGTGCGCGATTTCTAGCAACTAGTGCCTCTTCATATGTCATATTTGGATTAGCTAAATGTGCGTAATCGTTATTAGGTATAATAGTCCTACATAGCGGACAATTGGCATTACCTGCGCGTAAACTACGCATTATACATTCAGTATGAAATCTATGACCACATGGTAAAGATGTAATAGCTTCGTTTGGTAGCACTTCAACAAGACATATTGCGCATTCATTAGTTATTTCTAAATTTCTCTTAGCTATCTTAATAGCTCTTGTTTTTTTTCTTGTTTGTTTACCTCTAACGCGTTTTTGAATTCGTGTTGCGGCACTTCTTAGTCGCGATGAACTACGTGTTTGAGAAGGCATACTTATATTATAGTATATAATAATATAATGTAAATCTATAAACTATAAAATATTTTATTATAATATATTATAATAAAATATTATAATAAAATATAAACATGGCTCTCAACAAATCAAATGTGTTAAAAAAAAATAGAAATATTAAGCAAAAAACAGATATAACGCAATTATTTAAGTTAATATACGAAAAAAAGAGTTTTTTTGCATTAATTTTAATAACTTTAATAATTCAGCTTTACATTACTTATTATATAAGCGAAAATATTGATATAGAAAAAGACGAAGATACTAAAACTTTTAACTTCAACCCTAAACTTATTGCTGCATATATAACTGCCTTTATTATAATTCTAATTCTAGCACTTATTACTATGCCGCCGGAGTTAAAATTTATCTTATTTTCTCTCTTTTCTTGTGCGTTTGGAGTAATTTTAGGATATAGAAAGTCTCGCTATGATCCTAATACAATAAAAACAGCATTTTTAGGAACAATTAGCATTTTTGTTTCAATGTTTGCGTTTGGAGTAGCACTAATAGCAAGTAATATTAGATTAGGTTATATGTTTGGTCTAACTATGTTTTTTGCCCTCTTATTTTTACTGATTATAAGCATTGTTCAGTTTTTTATTATTCAATCTTCTTTTCTTTATAAAATATTAGTAATTTGTTCTTTAATGTTATTTTCTGTTTACATTGTATATGATACAAATAGTATATTACAACGCGATTATGGTGGGGATTTTATATCCGCATCATTAGCTTACTATTTAGATATAATAAATATTTTTTCCAATCTATTAAGCACAAGTGATTTTGAGTAATAACTATTAATATTACAAGCCTATGGTGTAGGAATAAAGTTCCAACCCAAATCTAAACAAATCTTTTTCCATATTTGGTCTTGTTCTACACGCTTTTCTCTGTCTTTTAACATAGGAAAATAGGGCAAAAAATGCGTTTCATTTAATAATTCACATAATTTATAAAGTGTATAATAATAATTCAAAAAATTAACGCGCTCTTTAGGGCAATATTTAGAATATGGTTTTTGTAATTCAATAAATAGATTACATAATGTTTCTTCCAATTCGGAACTCATTATTGGTGGTTTAATACCTAATTTATCTTTAATAAATGGTATATGTTCATAATATTTATTATAACCTAAATTCTTCAAAATTTCCTTTGTTTTATTATTTGTTAGCTCATTAATGCTTATGCGTTCTTTTTTGATTTTATATTTAATATTTTCAAACACCTCATCTGGAATATTTGTGCTTTCTTTTGCCTGAAATTGTGCCAATATTTCCTTTAAATGATTAATTCGTTTATAAGCATAAAAAGAAACTTCTTTAGGTGGTTCTTTATATGATGGTTTATCGATTTCAATTAAATTTTTAATAATATTAGAGCAATTATTACAAACCGATATGCCGTCAGACTCCACATAAACCATTTCACCTCTATTACACACACTACATATATCAGAAGGATATATAAAATTGTCATAATTTAAATATAAATAATCAATATTGTTAAAATATTTATCAATTGAGTTTTTTGTGCTATTGTTAGCATTAGCATTAGAACTAGCACTAGCATTAGAATTAGAATTTGTTCCATTATATTCGTCATTATGTGATGTAGAAAAAAATTTGTGTATTATATCATTTTTGTTTGGATTAGTTGTTATAGAATCACTATTAGAATTAGAAATATTTTTTTTATTTTCAAAATAATCAAATATATATTTTGAATTATTTAAATAATATTCATTCTTTTTTCTCTCAAGAGAATGGATTAAATTTTTATATTTTTTTATATTTTCAATTAGTGTTTGATTTTTAAGACTATTATTAGAATTTTGTAATAAAGATTCAAGCTTTTCTATAATTTTTAAATATTTAGGAATAATTACTTCCTCGTTTTGTTTAAACGAATTACTTATTTCATTATGCTTACTATCCAATGTTGTTTTAATAATATTTGCTTTTTTCATAGCTACTTATATATTAGTATATTATAATGTTTATTATTATATTACAATATATTGAATTAATATATTTATACAATTAATAATTAATATATTTTTACAATTAATATATTTATTTAATTAATTAATTAATTTAATTAAATTAATTGTAAAAATTTTTTTTCTTTAGGAATATTATAAAAAAATGGCTGGTGGTTTAATGCAATTAGTCGCCTATGGCGCTCAAGATGTATATTTAACAGGTAATCCCCAAATTACTTTCTGGAAGGTCACATACAGACGTCACACTAATTTCGCGATGGAGTCCATTGAACAAACATTTAACGGACAAGCGGATTTCGGTCGCCGTGTTACTTGTACCATTTCAAGAAACGGCGATTTAGCTTATCGCACATATTTACAGTTAACACTTCCTGAAATCGGCCAAGGCTTAGCCTCAACAACTGAGGCCACTTTATATGCCAGATGGTTAGATTTCCCAGGTGAACAGTTAATTTCGCAAGTTGAAGTTGAAATTGGTGGCCAGCGTATTGATCGTCAATATGGTGACTGGATGCACATTTGGAATCAGCTCACATTATCCAAGGAACAAGAGCGTGGTTATTACAAGATGATTGGTAATACCACGCAATTAACATATGTGTGCGACCCTACATTCGCGGCGGTTGATGGCCCTTGCTCGGCTGATGGTGTGCGCCAAGTTTGCGCTCCACGCAAAGCGCTACCTGAAACCACTTTATACATTCCGCTACAATTCTGGTATTGCCGCAATCCCGGTTTAGCTCTACCTTTAATTGCGCTACAATATCATGAAGTTAAAATCAACTTAGATATTCGTAACATTGAAGAGTGCTTGTGGGCGGTAACCAGTTTAGACGGAAACGGCACAAAAATTACCAATGCTTACAAACAGTCGTTAGCTGCCGCGTCGCTATTTGTTGATTACATTTTCTTAGATACTGATGAACGCAGACGCATGGCGCAAAACCCACACGAATATTTAATTGAACAGTTACAATTCACTGGTGATGAGTCGGTTGGTTCATCGTCCAATAAAATTAAATTAAATTTGAATCATCCATGCAAAGAATTAATCTGGGTCGTTCAGCCAGATGCCAACGTCGACTATTGTGCGTCATTAGTTGCTGGTTCCGCTCTAAATACATTATTAGGAGCTCAGCCATTCAATTACACCGATGCGCTAGATGCGTTACCAAATGCGGTTCATGCGTTTGGTTCAAAGACAAACATTAGTGGAACTAACGAATTTATTACTACTACAGGTGCTTTTGAAGACATGTGGGCAAATCAGATTAAACCCGCGTCTATTAGTGGAACACCTGTAAGTGTTACAAATGCTGCGGGTGTAAGAATAGATCTTGGGGCAACCAATACAGGCGGTTTAATTGCTGGTACTCTACCAGGTACGGCTGCTCGGGGACCACAAGGAGATAAAAATGATGAAGACTCGGGTGTATCTGATGCGGGCACCTTTGTTTTAGCTGAAACTGCGTTAGACATGCATTGCTGGGGTGAAAATCCAGTTGTAGTTGCCAAATTACAGCTTAACGGCCAGGATCGCTTTTCGGAGCGTGAAGGCACCTATTTTGACCTCGTTCAGCCATTCCAGCACCACACCCGTGCGCCAGACACCGGCATTAATGTGTATTCGTTCGCCCTAAGACCCGAAGAGCACCAGCCATCTGGCACCTGCAATTTCTCGCGCATTGATAATGCTACTCTCCAATTAGTATTGTCGAACGCTACAGTTCAGGGTGTAAATACCGCCAAAGTTCGCGTATACGCGGTTAACTACAACGTTCTTCGTATTATGTCGGGTATGGGTGGCTTAGCATATTCCAATTAAATTTAAGACAAATAAGACAAATAAGACAAATAAGACAAATAAGTCAAATTTTATAATAATAATATTATTCTAATAATAATATTATTGTACTATATTAGTATTAATTCTAATGCAAATAATTAGTGTCAAAAATAGTTTTTATTTT